GCGGTGATGCGGGTTGTCAGGGCTGTGATGAGGGCTTGTTGCTCTTGGATTGCCGCTGTCAGTGTGGCGACCAAGAAGCTGGTGTCGATGCCTTGGTACTTAGGAGCCTCACGTTCACCCATGACCGCTTCAACTGCTGGCGTTAACTCATTACCTTCTTCATCAAAGGTGGCTGGCACAGCAGGGCTGATTTCATATTTCTGAGCGCGCATGGCATCTTTCTCGCCTGTCACCGCTTGAGGAACAACTTCTGCTAATTCGTGAGCAATAAAACCTTCCCCAGCAGAGCCATCAATGTTCCACTTGTATGTACAAGGCTTGAGCAACGCAACCTTTTCCAGTGCGCCCGTCATTGGTGTAATAGTGTTTTTTAGACGATAGTCGGACGTTGTGTTGAAAGTCGTGCTAGTGTTATTCCAAGAGATATCTCCTTTTGTAATAGTAGCCGTTCTAAAATCAATTTGTGCAGTTCCAGCAGTGCTAATGTTATTCCAAGTAAAAGCCTCGTTTGTGGTAGCAATTGAAAATCCAACACCACCAGTACCATTTCCAGATAAATACCATCCCGCAGTTGAGTCAGAAGTAGTTGTTTTGCCTACCAGCACATTGCCGCTGGTGTCGATACGGGCGCGTTCTGTTGCTCCATCTGCCCCATCTACACCAAAAGCTAATGCGGTACTAACAGTCATAAGACGAGCCGCCACTACACCTTCTTTTGTTATTTGAAGTGCTGTATCACCTGTGCTAGATAATGCGGCCCGTACACCAGCGGTTGACGGAGTAATTGTGCGGCCTACAAGCAATACTCCATTTGCATCCAGAGTCATTGCCTGAGTAAATGTAATGACGTTTCCTGCTGTGCCTGATGCGGCTGTAAACCAAGAATGAGAACCATCTTGCGAGTACATTGAAGCCGCCGCTGTTGTTCTGTATATATTGTTTGTGTCGTTGTTATATGCGTTGTGATACAGTCGAGTTACACCAGTTGTTGAGGCCAAAGCACCAACAGTATTGATAGACGCTGACTTCCAAGAAGCACCCCAAGCATTTGGCGTAGCCCCCAAACCCATATTCCCCGCGCTGTCAAACCTTGCAGCCTCAACCCCGCCTTCAGCAAAAGCAATGGTGTCAGCCGCTGGTGAAAAAATACCTGTGTTGGTGTCGCCAGTAAACGAGATAGACGGCAAGGCTGCGGAGCCTATGCCAAACTGCATGCTGCTTCCCTGAGTGGGCGCAACTGACAAAATGGTCGTGCTCAAATACCGCACATACACATTGCTCGTACCCGCTGATGGCGCTGCTGAGAATGTCAGGGTTGTACCCGACACCGAGTAGCCACTGGGAATCTGTTCGACATTGTTGACGATCACCTCGATGTCATTGACCGAGTTGACAGAACGGCTCAGGGTGAAGTTGACAGTTGTCCCATCCCCGTTGAAGTAGTCCGTCCCAGCAATGAAGCTCTGGGTTGTCGGTGTGGAGCCTATGTATGACATTAAGCAATCTCCAGCAATGAGCAAACTGCATCAGCAGATGTAGCCGCAGAGGTTACAACCAGCAAGACATCAGCCGCTTCCAACACCACCTTCTGGTCGCCACCTACTATGACCAACGTACCCCCAACAGGAACCACGCCTGACTTAATCAGGTAGTAGCTCACCGCGCTGGAGGTGATGTACGCATCACAGGTGATTGGCGAAGCCGAAGTGTTTGCAACAGAGAACCCGATGATGGTGGTCTGCGTTGAGGCTGGGCATGTGTAAACAGTCGCGGGGGACGTGCCCACGTTCTTGCTCAGGAAGTTCTTGAAGGTATTTGCCATGATTTATCCTAATGCGATTGCCAAAGCTACGGCGGTTCCAGCGGGGTCTACTTGAAGTGCTGTTTGAGCAGCGGCCACCGTAGTCGCTCCAGTACCGCCATTGACAAGCGCCACTATACCGGTGACATTGGCTGCTGTGCCCGTGGTGTTTTGGTTAAATGTTGGAAATGTAAAAGCGCCGGTGCTAAAGTCTCCAGATGCCGGAGTCCCGAGAATAGCCCCAGCGGCAAGTGTTGCTACACCGGATACGCTGAGCTTACTGATGGCAACTGAACCAGTGCCGTTAGGCGTGATAGTGATGTTGCCGTTTGTATCGGTGCTAATGATTGTGTTGGCATCGAGTCGAAGATTGTCTACGTCAAGCTGGGAGAACTTACCTGTAGTTGCCGTGGTAGCACCAATTGTCGCGCCGTCAATCGTGCCGCCCGTAATAACAGCAGTTGAAAGTTGCGCGTTGATGTTATTAAAGTTGGCATCAAGCTCCGCATTTGTCAGCGGAGAGCCTTTACCAGCCCGTGTAGTAATACTTGCCATGTGTTACTCCTTACACTGCCGACAACGTAATCGTCCAAGTGATCACCATTGTATCAGTGGCAGCTTTGTTCACAACTGCAAAAACTGTGCGGCATAGCATGTCTCCGCTAGACGCTGCATTAAAAACACCCGCTTCTGTGATTGCTCCTGTACCTTCACCCGGATTAAATGTACCTACGTAGACAACGCTTTCATTGTTAGCGCCGCTAATCGTGGTGCTGGTCAAAGCTTTACGACTGCCTAACAGATTGCCTAGGTCGGTGTTTGCTGCCGCAGCAGGAGTTGTGCCTGACCCCACAGCCATATGGCTCATTACGGCCTTGGCAACACCGACCATGCGGCTAACGATGTAGGCCAACCCTGCGTTTACAACAAGGTTATCAATCTCACGTTTTTCTTTTGCGTACCCGTGTTGATCTGTAACTACGATACTAAGACGACCACGCGAGCGGAGGTTTTCAATTTTGTTCATCACAACTTCCTTCTATGAAAAAGCGCGGGACTCGCCCACATAATCTTCTAAAAAATAACTCATATCAACAGTGTAGCCTTGACTATACAGCGTACCGGAACTAGCCGCCGCAGGAATCTCGGCCAGTATTTTTGACATCACATACTTACGATCTGCATCTACCAGAGCCGCTTGATTTTCCAGTGATTTAAAGAACTCAATCAACTGATCATCTTCTGACAACGCTCCGTTTATATCGTCGGTAACATTAGTGCTCTCAGAAAAACTACGCTGAAGCGAAATTGCTTTAGCATCAACAGTAGACACAGGATCGGTAACAGGTTTAGAAACTGCAAATACAACCTGCGTTCCTAAAGTATATGTTTGAGCGCTGGGTGCTCCAATTACGTAATCTTGGTCAAAGTACAGCCCGTCATCAAAAGTTGCTACCCCGTCGATAGGACTCTTGTTAGGAACAACGCCGATGCTCTCAGACGCTGCTACAGAGTCACTCAGTGGCTTACTTGCTGCGCGACTTAAAGCGTCAGCAGTGCTTGCTGTGTCTGCAAGAATTAAAAATTTTATAAAATCCCCAACTGCAACAGCAAGTCTTTTGGAAAGCACAACCGTCCGCAGCCGAACTCCAAGAGCAGCCGTAGCTAAGCGTTTGGACAACACGCCCAAACGTAGCCGAATAGGACTAACCGAAGTTTTTAACTTCATGTGAAATCTTCTCGAATAGTAAATTGCAACAGATCAAAAATTGTCTCTCGCAAACCGGAAGCTAGCAAAGTCTCGACTTCGCCCTCGTACTCACCAGCAGCAAGGTTTAAATCTGTAGCCTGCCAAACTATAACGGCAACTCCCGTAAGAGGAGCAGTGATGGTGGCGTTACGGCTTACTAAAACGGTTGTTGTGTCAACTGCACGAAGGTGCAGAGTGACCGTTGCCCCCGTTAAATCGACGGCGCTACCAGTGAGTGAATCAGTAAGTGTGAGCCGGAGTTGCGGGCCAGTATCATCACGTACAAGTTTAATTGTGGACATATCAGGCTCCGAAAGGCTGCATCTGAACACGGAACATGCCGCGAGAATTGCTCAAGTTTGCCCGTGCTCTACGCTCTGCGGTCTGCGACGCAAATTGTTTAGCATGGTACGCAGCTAACTCACGATCAGACCAATTCGCATTGGGCAGCACCAGTAGTTGTTGCAATGCACCATGCACGATGACATCCTCAAGATCATCGAACACTACATCGTCCATAGCTGTAGCAGAACGTGTAGGTTTGAGGGCGTAAAACTGCCTCATGGTGTACGTACGCTCTGCATCCGGCAACGGCAGCACTATAAATTGGTCAGGGGAAATCTGTGCGATAGAGCGTGGCTCTGAACCAAACTCTGCAATGTCTTGGTTTGTAGTGTACTTATCCGCCCATTCAGGATACAACATCAACGCTTTATCTAGCGTCAAAGGCTCAAGGGTTTGGTTGTTCATCAAAGAACTAAACACAATATGAACCTGTGTGTCAGAAGGTTTGCGGTACGTGTACAAACATGTGCCGGGTGTCAGATTAAACACAGGCTGCTGATACCGGTACGCTAAAGTTTTTTCGCAAGCTCTAATAGCTGAGTCACGTATGTACTGAATAACTGTGGGGCGTGGGCATCCGGGCACACTTGGCTGTAGCCTCGAAACAAGCGTAGAAAAATCTCTAGTAGACATTAGACCACCTGTCGCGGATCAAGTCCGCCCTCTTCTGTGTCTGTGATGACACGGGATTGCAAACTAACGCCCAGAGTCTGTACAAAAGAATCTTGAAACAATTTAGCACGCCCAGAATTTACGTGCTCGTTATCAATAGACTCAGCTAAAAATACTGTGCCGTCTACAAGAACAGTGAAGTACGCATCGGGGAGGGTGATCGTGTCATTGAGCGCGAACACTACGGGGGAAGCCACGTACTCGCCTACCAGTATTGTACTTGCAATCGGTGCTGGATACACAAAAAAGTTCGTCGGGTTGCGCACATGCCGCATAAAATTTATCGGCACATCTGGCGGCTCAGTTACCCAGTTAGGGTAGTTTTCGTTGAGTGTCTTGCGCGACACTTCAACTATTGCGTCCCCGCCCTTGACGTTAAAAATCTCTACCAACCGAACTGCACCTGCGGGACAATTTTGGAACACAGTAGACGTAGTGAGCGGAATATCACCAATCGTCGTGAATAAATCCGGGCGAAGCAGCACCATACGTTTAATTGTTTGATTTACAAAACCCGTAAGAACTGCGTCGCTATAACGAAACGTAGTCTTGGTGTCCTGTATCAAACGCCTAACTTCGGTGATGACTTCGCTCGGTGTCATTTTGGCATTCCTCTAGCAGCTTCTTCGGCCAACTCGGGAGGGGTATACGGCGGAGCTTCAGGAATTTCCGCAGTCGTTAGATCAAGCGTACTTTTCTTTTTGCGTCCGGTAGACTTATCCCCCTCTGCAATTCGGTGCACAGCAGCGGGCGGGATAAATCGCTCTGGATACGCGACCTCTTCAGACACAACTTCACACTCAGGATTTTTTGCGAGAATTGGGTTGAAGTCGTAGATGAACCCGTCTGCCTTGACCCGAATAAACATCGTGCTCATTTTTTGCTCTTCATCATCATGGCAAGAACTTTAGGTGGCATAGATTTTTTCTCTTTGTCTTTCATTACTTTACCCCCGTCTTTGTAAGACATCGGTTTTTTAACCGCGCCCCCAGCTTTGTAAGACATAGGCTTCTTTTCTTTCATCATCATTCCGGGCATATCAAACTCCTTTGGTTACAACTGCAATAATGACACCCGCCATCCCCATGATGAGGGTGCCCGCTGCTTTGATAAGCAGTTTCTCTAACCGGTCAACACGGGCTATAAACGTGTTATACCGCTCCGCACAAACTGCTTCGTGCGTAGTAAACTGAACTTCTAAATCTCGCGTCGTTGCCATATCACAATCCTTCTCCGGGTGTTACATACACTACCGAAGTACCGGAAGCGGTTTTGCCAGTAAAGAATGATCCTGCTGGGAATCCAAGAACCGTAACAGAAGCCGGAGCAAGCGGAACTGCACCCGCGCCAATCGACGCTGCCTTAGCTACAGCCGTTGCATTGTCTACTCCAACACCTAGCAACACAACTTCTGCTCCTACGTTATGTATTCTGTACTGATACGCTGGCCGTGTAGTAGGGGCGGAAGACGGAGCTTGCGCAGACGTCGGGACAGAACTAGCTGCGGTAAATGTTACCGTGAGGCCCAGAGGGCTGAAGGCAAGTGCGGCTGCGGGCATATTAAATTCCTTTGGTCAAATTAACGATACTTTGCGGTTTTTGCGGCAACCGTTTTGGGTTGGGCTACGAATTGTTTTCCGGCGGCTTTTCCTGTCCGCTTGGCTTTGGTCGTTGCAGCATACTCAGCAGGACTAAGATTCTTGATTGCAGCCTCTGGCAAATATCGTTCACCAGTAACGCTAGATTTTTTACCACTTTTTGTTCTCCATTTTTGG